GTCAAAGTTATCCTTACGCATTATTACGTTGTTGCCGCCAATCTTATTACCAATTGTTTTAGCAAGATTACCTGCTTGGCCTACTGTAGTTTGTCCGCCTCCAGCTTTCTTGTAAGTAGCTAACGGCTTACCTGTTCCTTGCGAACTTATGTCGTAACCTGCTTTGGCTCCTGCTACAGCAGTTTTAACAAGCCCTTTACCTTTGTCAAATGCTTTACCAATAATATTTTTTTCAGCCAGCATTATTCCATGATGAATACCTTTAGCTGTCTCAGGAAAAATTCTACCTTGTTTTTCAAAACTACTTTTGAATCCAGCAACTAGTTCTTCATAGTTAGGATCGTTTTTAATCTTGGCAAGCATCTGTTCTGCAGTATGAGTATCTTTTTCTGTTGCTCCTTTACCTAAAAGTATTTCTGCAATCTTATCCCAGTTATTGGCAATTACTGCATCGCCATTGTTAGGATCAACTATACCTTTGGTTGGACTAAACTTATATCCTCTACCTCTTGCTAGACTAGATAATAGTACAGCTCTGTCTGCTCCTGTAAACTTTTCTGTGCCTCCACGTTTGGCTCCACGTTGTAAATCTGGATTGTCTGTTAGCATAAAGTCTGTTTGTACAAAACCGTTTTTAGGATCACCATTTATAGGAGTTCTGAAATGTACCTGTAGTCCTGCGTTAGCGACCCAACCTTTTGTAAATGTACGACCTTTGTTCATTATTTCTAAATCTGGTATGCCTTGTTTTTTACACCAAGAAGTTAATTTTGCAATTATTTCTTCTTTAGGTAATTCTCTTATGTCAACATTAAGATCAATGTCGCCTGAACTATTTTCTTCAAATGTGCCGTCTGGTTTAACTTTCTGTCCAGTAGTGCCTAGTCTGTCTTCATCAATAAACTTAAAGCCAAAGGTTTTATTAAGCCAATCTATTGTTGGATTAACATCAGATGTAGCAATACGTTGAGTTATGGCACTCTCAGGGTCTTTTGGTTCTGTTTTGAATACGTTTCCACCTTCTTTAAGAATCATTCTTTTTACTCTCATTTATTTTTTGAATTCCACGTTTAAATTTGCGAGGATCAGCACTCTTAACGCTGTTAATGAATCTACGTTCAAGTTCTAGAGCTTCTTCTTGCGAATAATGTTCACTCATTTGTTCAAACAAGTTAATTGCACTCTCAACAAGGTTTACCCCTGTAGTTTCGATGAGATGTTCTTTATTTCTATTGAAATTAAGATTATTCAGTTCTTCAAGTATAGATCTAGTAGCTTTTTTCATTATGTTACATCCTTATAACGTATTTAGTCAAGCAAAGCAATAAATATTGTATTAACGGAGGGCGAAGTATGACGATCGAAAAAATGGACTTTAATGCACGTTCCTTATTATTTGCAAAATTATCAAGTATTGCATATAATAACGAAAAAGATGCAAGAAGTCAAGCGAAAAAGTTAGGGTTCACTACAACTGAATTCTACCAAAAGGATGGAGCACAAGCATATCGCTTCATGAACAAAACAGATCTAGTAATTGCATGTCGTGGAACTGAACCAACAGAGTTTAACGATATAAGTGCAGATCTAAAAGCATTGCCAGTAATGGCAGAAACAATCTCAAGAGTGCATCAAGGTTTTAAAGCAGAGGTAGATGAACTATGGCCTGCTATTACAGAAGACATTAACCGTAAAGCAAACTTAGGCAAAACACTTTGGTTTTGTGGACATAGTTTAGGAGCGGCCATGGCAACGATAATGGCCAGTCGTTGTTTACATGATGAAGAACTTAATGATCCAGTTGAGCTTTACACATTTGGTTCGCCACGTGTGGGTTGGAGAGGATACGTTAAGAGCTTAGGTGTAACACATCATCGTTGGAAGAACAACAATGATATTGTTACTACTGTTCCTCTTTGGATTATGGGCTACGTACATCACGGTACAGAACATTATCTAAATGCATATGGAAACTATAGAAAGCCTACAGGTTGGCAACTAGTCAAAGACAAATGGCGTGGCATTTGGATGGGTCTAAAGCAAGGTAAGATAGATAGCTTTGGAGATCATTCAATGACTGAATATATCAAACACATTACACAAATAAAGAGCTAACACTTTCTTCGTTTGTTACACGTCTAATAGCTTCACCAAACAAAGGCGCGACACTAACCTGTCGTGTCTTTTTACAATTCTTAGGACAACGATCAGGAATACTATCTGTAACTACTAGTTCGTCTAATACACTCTTCTCAACTCTTTGACATGCTTCGTTTGATAGCACACCATGTGTGATGTAAGCACGAACACTTGCCGCACCAGCATCCATAATAGCTTTGGCCGCATTACATAATGTCCCGCCTGAGTCTACAATATCATCTACTAGGATAGCATGTTTACCTTTTACATCTCCAATTAGATTCATTACTTCTGATTTGCCTGCTTCTGGTCTACGTTTATCTACAATAGCAATATCGCCATTAAACATATCTGCAAACTTTCTAGCACGAACAACGCCACCTGCGTCTGGTGATACAAATACTGTACCTTGTTGATGTACGTCAGGATCGTCTACAATTCCTATTGCACGTTTAATATCTTTTGCAAACACTACACGGCTTGTTAAATCATCCACTGGGATGTCAAAGAAACCTTGTATCTGTCCTGCATGCAAATCCATTGTAAGGATTCTATCAGCACCAGCAGTAGTAATAATGTTGCTTACAAGTTTGGCTGTAATAGGAGTACGACTTGCACTTTTACGATCCTGTCTTGCATACCCGAAATAAGGAATGACTGCGGTAATTCTATTAGCACTAGATCTACGTGCCGCATCAATCATTATCATAAGTTCCATTAAACTGTCATTAACAGGTGTACAGGTGCTTTGGATAATAAAAACATCTTCACCTCTAATATTCTCTAAAAATTCTACACTGGACTCTCCGTCTGCAAATGTAGAGACCTTCGCTGGCACTAGTGTCGCAAAACAATGTTCAGCGATTGCTTGTGCTAGGTTAGGGTTAGCATTTCCTGTGATAATCTTCATTTTCAAGTTGTAAGCCTTCCTACTTGGTTGTGAGTTAATGTAATACTTATATAATACACTAACTTGTTTATTAAGTCAAGAGTTTTAGTATCCGTTAGGTACAATAACATAATGTATCATTAACACTACGCCTACTGAAGCACCTAGTCCTATCATCATCTTAATGAAGTCTTTGGTAATCAACGGAAACACTGTTTTGAACTTTTCCTTGCCAGTCATTGTAGCCATAGCAAGTTCACGTCCACATAACAATCCTACAAACACCCACGTTGTAGACATTGGTATATCGTTTAGTTCTTTGAAGAACAAAAGTATAAGAAAGTATACTGCATCAATTATTGTAGCACTACGAACATATCTTGTGTTGTGCTTTTCAATAATAATATTTTGTATCTTACCTCCACCTTCTTTAAACATAAAGCCTAAGCCTATAATAAACACAAGTGAAATCATTACCATAAGATCCCAAGGAATCTCTCTAGGTAGAAACACTGCAATGTTTGCCATGTCATGACTTAACCAAGTGAACCATAGGAAGCCTGTGGTTATCCACTGTCCTACACGCCAATAACTTTTATGTTCTTCTTTGACAGGCTTTGCTTCGTTTAGGATTTTAGTTACTCCTATCCAAATAACATATGCCGCGACTGCCGCCACTGCATAACCCATCATGCTTTTTACAAGCATCTTCTCTAATACAAATGTACTAGCGAATGCACTTAAAACTAAAAAAGAAGTACTAACTGGTACTCCTATCCTTGTAAGTATTAATAATAGTCCTGGTGCCATAGCATGGTACCATTGTATCTCTTGGAACGGTATTTTGTTTAGTCGTCCGTAACTGATGTCTCCACCGTTAGTATACCAACCATACCAAAGTGTATACAGTAGAACAGCACTAGCCGCTCCCCACATAACTTTCCAATTGAATTTGTCGTTGTTTGATGCGATCCAAGTGCCCAACGTTTGTACTGAATCGTTTGCGATAACTGCGTATCCTGCGAATAGGAAACCTACAGCCATCCATAGGGTAAGTGCGTCCATTTATTATCTCCTCTGCTTGATGTCTTTACCACATCGCTCACATAGTAAGAGCAGGCTCAACGGTGCCTGCCAGGAACTGAATTGTTCCATTGTTATTTATAAAGTAACATCTTTTTGAAACTTTGTCAAGGCTTTTGAGTGCCGTGTTTTGATTGACACAGCCATGCGGAAATAGCATGACAGCCTTTACCGAATAACTGCTCATATTAGTACAGCAATACTGCCCTATTTGATAAATACAGGTG